GCAGCTATCTTCTGCTTGCCCTTGTCAGACTTAGCCTTATCCACATCTTTCTTTTTCTTAGCTTCAAGGAACTGTATGTATCCTCCAATAGAAGGAATGGTGTCATCACGAACTGTCGAGTTGATATATGTCTTCATTGTTATCTCATGCTTCTCTAGATCATCTAGAGTTGCAGGATCCATCTCAGAGTATACTTTTGCAGCTTCTTCTTTATGCTTCTCAAACTCTTTCTGCATCGAGGAAGAGTAGCGTGTCTTAGACTGGTCAATCTGTGGATTGATTATATTGACATCAGGATCTTTCTGGAAAGCGTCCTGATCCACATCAAAACCTGCTTTCATGTCATCCAAGCTTTTACCTTCATACTTCGTGTGTACGACAAACCCCATTTCAGACTTATTAATCTTACGACCTTCAGGACCGTTTTTAGGAATAGAGTAAGTGATCGTATTAGGCGTAAAGCTATAATCGCTTGAGTTCTCATCTCCTGATAGATCTCCTTTATCATACATGAAGTCGCCTTGGTAGACTCCCTCAGGTTTACCCTTCTCATTCTTTGGCATGATCTTTGGTAAATGTTCTAGCGCGGCTTTAAGCTTAGCTACTAGACCAGGAGAGTGGCCATGATTGTTCTCAATGTCTTTAACTGTATAGTTGATCTTAGGCTCCTTGTTAAACACAGACTTGGATCCTACGAAGAATTTACCATTCTCTGGATTAATACCAAATACAATTGATGGAGATCCATCATACTTTGTCGTTATCGTAGATCCACCAGCACCTGTCTTAAGAAAGTTATCGATGTCATCGAGAGTATCTGCTGCGTGTCCTACGCCTTCATGGCCACCATGGATTATGTGATCCTCGGCGTGCTCAAGATGCTTGAGCTTATCAACGTCTAAAGATTCAACTAAGAATGTTTTAAATGTTATCATTTTAGTAAATCTTTCTTTAGTTGATCAATTTTAGATTTTGAATTAGATTTAGCAGCTTCAAGTGAATTCTTAAATTTCTCTGAATAACTTTTTACGACACTATTATTTGGCCAAATAACAGCGCGTGCATTAGAAAAACCACCTTGATTTAAACCTTGTGCTTCTGATTTAATTAAAAACATTGCTGGTGAATATATATCATCTTTATTAGAGACAAAAGCAGGACCACCTAATAATGGATTTACAGTAGTGTGATAACTACCTTGTAATTTAAATACATTAAGTCCTTTTCCTGCAACTGGAATAAACTTTATATCTCCATCTATAAGAATTGAACAATTATTTAAACCTATAACTCCTGTAGAATAGTCTTTACCAAACATAACTTTATAAGCTACAGAAGCATCGCTAATTAATTTAGCAAAATTAGATCCTTTTTTCAATTGATTAAAATCATATCTTCCATTAGAATCTTTACTAAGACCTAAAGCTTTAAATATAGTTTCTACTTCTGTAATAAAATTATCAATTTCTGGAAATGACTTAGCAGTAGATTTATCAGTAACACCTAAATCTGCGGAGAAACCCCCATATTGTTGGAAATCGCCAGCTTTAGATCCTTTTTTATGAGACACAAATATTTTTGATATTGTTCCATCTTTAAATACCATATCCGCTTTAGGTCGACCAGATACTTGCTCAAATATATTAACATCATATGACTGGTTTCCAACAACTAATTTAATTGAACCGTATTCATTAATTAAATTTTGAAGTTGGTATTGAGTACTAACAACTTGTTCAGACTCTACAGCTTCAGTTTTATCTGATTCTGTAAGAACTTTGCTAGGATCTTTAGATAAAAAATAAGCAGCAATTAAGATTACTCTATTTTGCTTTGACATAGACAATGTTGGATCTATATTTTCAAATACAGTTTTTGATACACCTGAAACAGATGTTTTTAATCCATCAGGATAAGAACTAAAACTTTTTATTGAGCTTTTGCCGACACGAAAAGCTACGCTTTTAGAGAAAATATAACATTTCCAACTTAAAGATGATTTTGATAATTCTCTAACAATATCAGAAGCTTCTTTATCGGCTAATATTCGGCTATATAAGGCATCGCGATTTTTATTAGCAGAAGCAATAGCTTTTTCCATATCTAGTTCATTTTGAAATTTAGTCATGTAAACCTCTGTCATGTTTTACTATATTTATAATGAAAAAGGGGTGGACCCTATGGATCCACCCCTCTCAGTGTTCTAAAAATAGTATGGCCGGGCGGAACCCCACCGTTTTCTCCCAGCTTTTCCTCGATTTTACGACTTGCCTCTTTGCTGTGCACAAGCAAAACATACCATTCTTTGCAGTTATTTATCAGAAACCCTAGCAAAAATCTGATCCACATTCGCTTTTTTTGTAAAAAAGTTAGGTGTCCAGCCATCAAATGCTGCACCGAAGTTTAGCTTACGAGACATAGTCTTAGCCTTGTGCTCATCATTGCTCTCAAAGATGATATGGTTAGTCGCACTCTCGACTACACCGTACAACGAATCAAACTTCTTTACTTTATAGGATGTCATTTGAACCCCGCAAACTTTGATTTATCGAACTTAGGTTTAGATCTCTCATTGTCTTCATGGCCGAACTTAGTCGTATCCATGATAGGCACGTCAATATCTGCTTCGTCTGTATCAAATAATCTCATCTTACTCCTGTCAACTCCCAACACAAACTTCTTTATGCTGTTAGGATCAGCATAACGATTCTTCAGCTGCTTAACCATGATCTGACTTGACTCTGCCAACTCATCGGTAGAGATGAGTGCAAACATCAGATCTGCGGTAGCAGGAAGACCAAACGACTCTGAGGTGTCCTCGAGTCCAACATCACTGTTAGAGTAGCCAGACCTGGTGGTCTGTGTGGCTGATATAAGTGGAACGTTAAACTCAACTGCTAGTCCACGAAGCTCCTCGGCGATAGCCTTGACATACGTGTATGAGTTAACGTTAGCACCAGCCTTCAAGCGTGACGACATGCATATATTTAGATAATCGACATATATAACATCTGGAATAAAGTTGCGCTTGATCTTCAGCTCGTTGAGTAAGTGCCTAAAGTTACCAGAGCCGGCACACGCTGTAGGATATTCCTTGATGATAAGTTTGCCCTTAGTCTTCTCACGAAGCTTGACTACCTTACGATCGTACATATCTTTCGGCATGTCTTTAAGCTGTGCGATATCGATGTCAAGTAAGTTAGCATCAATACGCTCTGCGATCTTCTCTTCAGACATCTCTAGAGTGATGTATAGAACATTGAGACCAGCCATGAGGTTAGCCGATGCGCAATGACACATGAAGAGCGATTTACCGACACCTGTACCGGCGAGAGCAATGTTGAGTGTCTTTCGTGGAAGACCGCCCTGCGTAATCTTATTAAAGTAGTCGAGGTCGAACGGTATGCGGACTTCCTTTGAGTGGTAAAACTCAAAACGGCCATCCGCATCTTCAAGGAAGTCATGCCCGATGTGAGTGTCAAATGATACAGCCAAGGAATCTGAGAGAATTTGGGGAATAGAACCCTTCGACTTAGCTCCTGTCTTGTCATCCAAGATCTGGATCGAGGACATGATCGCGTTGTATACGGCCTTCTCTTGACAGAACTTTTCTGTCTGGTCGAGTAGCCAGTCGATCTTCGTTTTATCATCTGTCGATAAGCCATCGACTAACTCCTTAGACTTATCATACGTCTCTTGACTAATGTTATCTTGATTACGAAGGTCTACGAGTAGAGCCTCCTTAGTAGGAAAGGAGTTGTACTTGTCGACATACGTGTTAATGAGTTTAAATACATTCTTGTCTGTGAAGTCAGAGAAGTACTCATCCTTCAAAAACGGTATTACCTTGCGGCCGTAATCCTGGTTCAATATCAAGTTGCTGAATATTAACTTTTCGATACTCATCTAATCTCCCTGCGGCCCGCTCTTTAATCTCTCTCTTCTGCTCTGTATTAGCAGTGTACCAGTCTGTAGCCTCCTGTGATGATCTACCACAAGAGCTACAGACATAGTCATTCATTCTAAAACAACAAGAACCCTTACAGATGCCGTCTGACATCTTCTACCTTAAACACACCATCGGCAAAATTACGAGCAGCACTCTCTACGTAGTGCATACTCTTGTCAGGATACTCGATGTCACCAATATTCACATCGTTATCAATGAACTCAATAGATAGTGTTTCTTTGTTTAGGTGTATCTTGGCTACTCGCGTCTTATCGCTATTTGTGTACTCAGTTATCTTCATCGTCATCTCCTAAGATTGCTCCTCCTGAACCCATCATGTAGCGGTTCTCAATATACTTAGCAAAGTCAGTGTCCTTAAAGAGCTTCATCCAAAACTCTTTATTATCGACGATGTCACCAGCACGCATACTAGGCGTGTGTACCTCGCCAGTCTCTTTGTCTACTGTAGC